ACGTTGAGCTTCTGCTCTACGAGCATATTCCTCATTACGTTGTTTGTCAGCATTTTGAAGATTTTGGAGCTGTAGTTTAGCTTCATCATAAAGACCACCACCATCTTTTAAATACTTAATATAATTATCATTAAGTGTAGTATTTCCAAATTCTTCAGCAGCGGCTTTAATAATAGCAATTTGTTGTTCTTCATTATTAGCATCAAGTTTGATACCACTTCTATCAGGCATTTCTCCGAAACCTTTAGGAGAACCATTAACAGCTAAATAATTAGCAAATTGAGCAAGAATAGGATTATCATTAAATACCTTATTAACTGCTGCTTGTTGAAGTTCATTAGAACGAAGAGCAATAACATTATCTATATAAGATTTAACTCCCTCTACATCATTTGTAAATTCAACAGGTTGACCTTTTTCATCAACGATTTCTTCACCAATAGCTTTCTGAATAGAAGCAATAGATAATTCTTTATCTTCAGGATTTTGATTATCTACATTAAAAGTTTTAAGCCATTCTTGAACATCTTTAGCTTCTTTAAAAATTTTGCCATCAGCATCTACAACATTTCCATCTTTATCGACAGTATAAGTCACACCATCTAATTCGATGTTAGTTCCTTCTTCAAGCTCCCCCGTAGAAGGGTTGTTATCTTTTCCATCTTTTCCATCTTTTCCTTCTCCACCATTAGCTGAAGGTTCTGTATCACCATCAGGATTGTTTTTATCAGGATTTCCATTATCATTAATGTCTTTTCCTTTACCTCCATTTATATCAGGAGAATCTTGAGGATTTGAAGGAGGAGGTGTAATACCACCATCGTTTCCAGTAAAATCAATATCACCAACAGGACTTTGAAGTCTTTTATGTTGGTAAAAACCTAAAGTATTACGAAATACAAACATAATAAAAACTTTTAATTAATTAATCAAATTAGTCTAACAATCGTTAGTTGCTGCAAATGTAATAGCTTTATTTTAATTATGATAACCACAAGTACTTATTTAATATTTATTATTATTTTGATTAGCATTTATATAATGAACACGTAAAACCTATTACTGACTTTAAACATTATCTGCTTCTTCATTACTATTAATATCTTTATAGGTTGTCGCTTAATAAATCAATAAGTTATAATTGGTATAAATATTGCCATAGATGTATTTTATTTTGTTTCTAATTGATTTATTATTGATAAATGAATAACTATATTGATTTTCATATACAACACGTTAGAAATAAAATTAAAATATTAAATAACATATCATGACATAAAAGAAAAGGCTCATCATATAGATGAACCTTAACTTTATTACTTATCATATTTATTTTTATTTGCTTTAGCTATTCTTAAATCATTCTTCATTTGTTCTCGTTTAACTTGTCTATCAGCAGCAGCATTATAAGTATCCATAGCAATTTTTTCTCTTTCAAGTTGAACTTTAGATTGTTCAATAGCACGTTTAGTTTCTTCTTGAAGTCTTGTAATATTAGCAGTTGCAACTGCATCATTATTTGGATCTTGGTCTCCAAGTAAAGCTATATCACCTTTAGCATATTCAAGTTGTAAATCATATTGTGCTTTAAGAGCAAGAGTTTGTCTATCTTGTTCGCCTTTAGCTTGAATTTCAGCTAACTTCATTTGATTAGCTTGTTCTTGAATTTGTTGGTCAACTTGTTTCATTGCTTCTTCATGTTTACGTTTAAGTTCAGTAAACTGTTTAATAGAATCAGATATAGCAGAAACATTATCTCCAGTTATAGCTGCAAGAGCTGCTTCCAAATCTCCATTTTGTGCAGCACTAAATGCCCATTGTTTAAGTTGTTGAACTTTATCTACTTCTTTAGCAGTATTACGAACTGTAACAGAATAATCAGAATTAATAAAACTATTAACATCAAGACTAAGATAATGACGTTTACCATTTATTTTGTCGTTATAAGCTACATCAAGTCCATCAATAAATGCCAATTTAGCATAATCTATATCTCTATTATAATCTTTACGTCTAAATTCATCAAACATTTGGAATATAATAATAGAACCTGTAGATGATTGACTAATTGCATTTTGAGTAGTAGAAGCACCAGCAGATTGAGCAATTTGACCATAACGTTGAGCATTCATATCAACAAGTTCACGAGCTTCAAGTTTAATTTGTTCTTTTAAATTAGTAAGCTCTGTAATATATTGACCCATATTAGCATTAAGCATACGAACTTGTTGCATTTTAATGCCTCCTGCATCATCTTCATCATCTACTAATAATGTGCCATCAGCAGCCATTTTATAAATAACATCTTCAGCATCATTTACTATTAATGATTTAGGCAACATAAGAATCATCATCTTATTCTTTGCTATAACCATTTCTTGATGATAAGCTATAATATTTCTAAGAACTTGGAAAGGAGTTATTATACTTATAATACTAAACTTACCCATATAAGGAATTACTTCCATAATACCATTATAAGGTAATTTACCTTTACGTTGATATGCTATAGGTCTAGCTTTAATAGGATAAATACCAGTATAACGAGTACCAATTCTATATCCTTCGTAAACTTGTTGTTCCCAAACCCATTCAATATTAATATCTCCAGCTTCAGGATTTAATTGATAATCTTCTTCTACAACTCTTTGGTCTTGCATACCTATTTCATTAGTAAAAGTAAGAATACCTCTTTTAGCAAATCCTTTCCAAACTACGTGCCAAACTTCATAAAGATTACTATTGTTATTATAAGGAGCAAGATTGTTTTGTTTAAAAAAGTTTCTTTCATCTTTGGAGAACTTATCACAAACATTATTATAAGTTTCATAAAATTCTTTATATGATAAAGTTCTTGTAGCACTAGAATCTCTATAATTAGAATAATAATTTTCTAGATAAGTTTTATCTTTATCTGTTAAATCATTATCAAACATATCCATTATTTGATTATAAGACATCATAAGTTTACGAGCAAACATATCATGGTCTTCTACAAACATATTATTATTTGGAATAGGATATGCTTCTAGAACAGGAACAGACTCTTTATATATTTTATGATTACGAATTTCAGAATAACTATAACATTCACCAAGAGAACAATAATTAAAGAAATTAGTAAGATAAATAACAACATCATCAGTCATGTCTTTAACATAATCGAGAATATCTTGACCTTGTTTACTTTCTTTATCTATATAATCTCTATTAAAATTATTAATAAATTCTTCAGCATCAGGCATAGCATTTTGTGGGTCAACACTATCAGGACTTTGACCTTGTTGTTGAGCTTGTTGAACTAATTGTTGATACCTTTTTTGAAATTCTTGTTGAAAAGCTTGTTCAGCAGCTTCTGTTATTTTTTTCTTTAAAGCAGCATCTCTATTTATAACAATATTTGGATTATTAGCTCCAACTATAAATTGATGATTACCTTTAAAATATTCACCAATATAACGTCTAACAATATCAGACATTATATCATAATTACGAAGTGTAGCAGGAAAATGTTTATATTTTTCTTGACTAGCATTATAAGGATTTAAAGTTTTCTTATAAAACTCTTTAGGTATATCACCATGAAGTACACGAAGTTTAATTTCATCGTCACTTCTATCATTCATACTTTGACCAAGACTAATAATATAATCTATACTATTAGCATACCATTTAGGTTTGGCTTTTTCTTCTCCACTAACTTTTTGTTGGGGAAATTGAAAATCAGTTCTAATATTAATCATAACATTATTAATTTAATTAATACCATCCTCTAGTTAATATATCATCTTTATAATTATTTACAGTAGCTTTCTTTCTATGAGAAAGTTCTTTAGCAGCTTGAACATCAGTAAGTCTCCATTGAAGAGCACGAATAATCATTTCTGAAACTCTATCAAAATTACCTTTACTATTCCATTTTTTAAGTTCAAGAATAGTTTGATAATCATATATTGTTTGAAATACATATATAGGTTGACCAAGAGCATTTTTACCAACTTCACTATATAACATTTCTTTAAGCAAACGAAGACCTTCAAGAACCTTAGTACCAACTCCAGCTTGACCAGCACCACCACCCATATTAATTCCATAAGTAGCAGAAGCTTTAGCTTTAACTGAATTATCCCATAGTTCTACTGGGTCTTTCATTAAGTACTTTAATGCTTTCCATTTAGTAAAGTTTCTAACAGTTTCACCTCGGTTTACCTCAACACCTGTAGTTCCAATACAATTATAATAACGAGCCATTAAATAACATATCCAATCAGCATCTTCAAGTTTTTCAGGACGACCATAATAAGCACAAACTAATTTAGTTTTAAATCCATTATATTGTGTAGGATTTTCCCAAACTTTTATACTATTATGAGAATGTTTATTTGTAATAGCATCTTTTTCTTTATCTACACCTACTGGGTCATAACTTATAGAATATTGTCCTACAGGTATTCCAATACCAGGAACCCTAATAGGACTAAACCATTTACGAACACAACCATGAGGATGTTCATGAGATTTACGAGGAACTCCTTCTATCCAATCATAATAATCAACATTAAGTTTACCACCTTCTTT